TGTGGCAGTATAATATTGCCTCTTCTCATAAGGAGGAACTAAATAGATTCTATCTCTATAGTAAAATAAGAAATTGGGATCATATTGTAACTGCAAAAATTCTGATCCCTCTGGGTAGGCGGGATTCTCACCCTCTAGACTACAGAGAAATTGACCCGTACTAGCGGGATTTTTACACTTAGGCCACTCTTTAGATCCAGTTTTAAACACAGGCCACTGACTAGCCAGAAATGCTGGAGGAGGAGGAGAAGGTACATGACACGCTAATCTACTTAAAGGGGGAGGCGGGGGAGAATTTCCCCGTCTTACATTACATGCTGGAACGGGCACATTGCCCAAAGTAGGAGGTAAAACATGATAAGGACCTGTATATATCTCTCCCGTTCCTGATACTACTAATTGAGGATGAGGAAATTTTTCTCCCCCTAAATAAAAGCTTTCAGGAAACTCTCGTCCTAAATCAAATAAGATTTTATCAACTAAATATTTAATATTAGTTTCCATGCTAGTATGAGAATAATTTATTACTCCAAACTGTTTAGCTAGCTCGGGGGTATAGGTATCAAAATCTTTGAAAGCATCAGAGCTTGTTGCTAGTGAATAGTATAGAATGTCGGGAATATAGGATTCCCATAATTCTTTAAGAGTAGCATCAGAAGTTACATTAAAGACTCCTGTAGAAAATAAAGTATCCAGCAAAACTTTAATGGATCTTTTAGTTCCCTTCATCTTATAAATCTCTACCGCATTTCTAAGTTGAACTCTCCACTTATCAACATCTGCCCCAATAAATCTCCAACCAATTAGCTCTGCTAAAAGTTCTAAAAATTCATCAGGGCATTTACCTATGTCATATAAAATATCTATTTCATTTTGCTCAGTGATTCTATCCGCTATAGAAAATGACATAGCTTGTAAAAACCTAGTAAGAGGACCAGCTTCTTCCGTCTGGGTTATTAAAGTTCCGTCCTCAGTAGGAGTAGATGTTGATAAATAAGTATAAAAAGAATCTTCTACTTTCCTATCAGGACTGTCCAAATAATGAGGGGAGTATACTACCCTATTTAAAGTTTTAAGTCTATCGAGTAATTGAGTGCCGCTTGTCCAGGTAGCCGCACTTATATCCACCCCAGACACATAATTAAGAGGAATAACTCTGTCAGTTAAACCCCAGTGCTGCTGATTCCTCCACAGGTATTCTTCATAAATGTTGATAACATCTTCTAAGACAACAGATCTCCCTTTCCAAAACGTATTGGTCATTAAGATAGCCACTTCACCTGAAGGATCAAATCCCCCTGTGGGGCCTAACCTATTAAGAAAGTATAACCACCCTAGATGATTCGCTAAATACTTATATGTACCTGAAGAATCAATAGCATAAGCACTATTAGTTAAAGTAGCTAAATCAGCCGTAGGATGATGTCCTGCATCTAATGAGGGAATAGAGGGAAGAAATGTTCCGCTAATATAATTTAAGAAGGAAGCACTTGTAGGATAATCTGATAATTTTTTATTTATAGGATCGAAGAAATTTCGTTGAAAATCATCGGGGGTAATTTGTGCTGGGTTATATTGCTTATAAAAATACTTGGCAAACCCAGAGGGAGTATTAAGAGAAGAAAGATAATGATCATACGGTAAAGACGAGACAGGTAAAATAGTTGATTGATTTTTATTTGCAAGAATATGAGAATTAATTAATTGATTAGGATAAGAAATGTGAGTCCCACTAATCTCAACCTCGTCAGCAAAATAAAAATCAGGAACTATATGTCTAATAGCATCTAAATAATTTCTCTTAAAATATGTTTGTGTTTGAGCAGCACTTTCAATATTATCTTTAGCTGAAACAACCGATACTATTTGAGGAGTGATCTCGTCTAAACTATTAAATTTAGATTTTTTTACATATCTTCGTGACATTAGACTAACACAGTATTTATGGTAAAGTTATTTAATTGAATAATTTCATTAAAATCTACTAAAGTAACCTCAGGCATATTATCAACAGTAGAGAATCTTACGCTAGGCAATCTGAAAATTTCTCGATTGAGTTCGGAGGCAACAAAAGGTTTTCCAAAATCAGCATTATCAATACTAAAATGCTCAAGAATTACCTGAGCTACTTCCTGTTGAATCTGTACTTCAAGAGGTTCGGATTCTTTATCAATTCGCATCGTAACAACTAAATCTAAAGTTCTAATTAAACCATCCACTACAGCTACTTCATCTGTCAACATTTTCTTAGGCTCAATTTCTGCTAGAAGTTGTTCTTTAAATGTAGGAGATGCTTTTTGTAGCCTAAGATCATTAGCTTTTTCTAGAGTATACACATCTATAACATTAGCCGATGAAAAAGCATCTCTAACCACAGCCGTAGTTTTCCCTATAGTACCTTGAGAACTCCTAAATGTATTTCCTATAGCTATATAATCTTCTAATGTTACAACTCTATCCTGCCTTTTAAATGTATAGGGAGCATACTTTTTAGCATGTTGAGCAGTCTCAGCCTCTGAACCTCCTGTAGCCTCAGAGACATTCTCTGTAGTGGCAGTAATAACAGTTTCAGGGGTATTAGAAGTAAGAATTGTCGTCTCCACATTGATAGCTTCATTCCCTATGTTTCCTCTACTACCTCCTCCTACTCTGTAAACCACAGTAAAAGCCGCACCCGCAGGAGGGGAGATACCCAATACATTATCTCCAAATAAAACTGTAGCGGCGTAATTGTCATTATAAACTATTTGAAAGACTCTAGAATTTAATCCAGAAGCAGAAAACAACCTGTCTACTTGAACATAGGGACCATTAGATTCATCCGCAGTATTACCTGAATCAATATACACTTGTACACTTCCATCAATAATAGGAGCATTAGTTAGATTAATAACTTTATTACCTTCTAACGTATCAAAAGTTCCTTGTTGCACATTTAAAGAACCTTCTAGCATAGCCACATTTGTATAAACTGAACTAGCTGAATCAATTGCTTCGCTTCCTTCTAACTCAAACGTAGCATTAATATTTTGAATATTCTGAATAGTATTATTTTCAATTTTATACAGAGTATAGTTTACAGGAGCACCATCTTCTTTAGAAGTAATAGCAAAAACTCTATTAGCAGCCGTATACTGAAGAGGAAAATCTGCTACTACAGGTAAAGTTTTACAGGTTATTTGAGTAGAAGCTGCTGCGGCTAAAGGACCCCTCATATCAACACCTACTAGTTCTAATAATTTATTTAAATTAGTTCTAGTCTTAACTGTTCTTAGATAATTTTCATTAGCAAGCATATCCCCCTTCAGAGATAAAACAGCCCCCATATAAGAAACGATCTCAATCAGCATTAATCCCAAATCAGATTCAGAAAAGTTTTGGTAATCCATAGGGTAGACTGATTTAATATAATCAATTAAATCTTTTCTAATTGAATAAAAATCAGTTCCCCCATAATCAATATACTGCTGCTTCTTGCGGTCGGGGATAGTTGCAAGTTTCATAAAATCTGTACTTACTGTTCCTGAAAATACCATTATGTTATATTAACCTCTACATCAAAAATATCTAAAGACTCATCTGCTAGTTGAAGAGTTAACCTTACAATAAGATGATGATCTATAAATTCATCAGCAAAAATTCCTAAAGTTATTACATTAACTATGCTAAAATATTTTTTTAATGTTTGTAAAATATCGTTTCGTATAAGAAAATATGTAGTTTCATCTAAAGGTTCAAATAAATACCTTCTTAGAGACATACCGTATGAAGGTAACATTACCCTCTCACCTTTTTGACATAGGAATAATTGTCTCAAATTATTTCTAATTAAAGTTGTACCATAAGATTTACTAAAATATCCACCTGGTCCTTTATTATTTTTTAAAATGGGAGGTTGACCAGTAACCGTTTTAAATGTACCAGCTAGAGGATAAGCCAATCCAGGTTTCTTTTTATATTTAGAAGCACTTGCCCGTTTAACAAGAACACTCACAGGTGCTCCATATTCGTTATGAGTTGTAGTAATAGCCATTAGAGTTGAATATTTTCAAAAAAGCCTCGTTGAGCTTGATAATTATCAAGAATCTCGGAAGCAGATATTGCCCTATTATATAGTTTTAGGCTTCCTATGTATCCATAGTAACCACTTTTCTTTCCTCCCCACTTACCCCCCATAAAGTTCATCCCTTCATTAGAGCCTGCTGGTGTAGGTGCCCAGAACATTCCATCTGTATAGCCCCCTCCAATAATCCAGGGGGTTAAACTCAAACCACCCATTCCTTGTGGTTCTGGACCATTCCACATCCAAAAATCTTTTTGGCTTACACCAGTATTGGGGGGAAGAGTAGGAGGGAGATTAGGGGGGAGAGAAGAAAATTGAAGATTTGTATAACTAAAGGAGGAAGTAGTAGTCATACTGGGGATACGTGGAGGTCCTTGAATTCCAAATACACTTGTTGTACTAGAGGTTGCTAATAAAACTCCATTCAGATAAATCTTAACTGATTCAGAGGGGTGATCTACAGTAATTGTAGCTAACATAATATTGGTGGAGCAATCATTAAAACTACTACCGTCTGTTGTAGTAGTAGAGGTATCCACCTGGATTCCATAAAATCCTCTAGGAGCAGGAATATTTTCAGGACATAGCACAGGATTAGCAGAAGCTGCTAAAAAGGTAACGCCACTCGTATTAATAGATTGGGTAGGACTCATATGAAAAACAAGACCGTCATTAATATCATTATCAGCAGGTAGATTACTAGGTGGAGCCCCTTTTGTTAATCTACGATCTCTACTGAAACCTATTAATAAACCTTTAACAACCTGGGAACCTTGTTGAGGTCCTGCAATCCAATAAGGGTTAGTGTTGGAGTAGGTACTTCCTCTATTCTCGCATCCAAGAGCTACTCTATGCAAAGCGGATAAAGAATTATCAGCATTCCACCCCTTCCCCGTACTAGTTCCTAAATCTGGAACATGGGTCCAAAATTCAAACGTGGCTCCTCTTTCATTATAAAGTAAACTCTCTATATCATTCCACCCACTTTGAATACGACCATATCCATAGGGCCTAAAAGGAGCATACAGATATTCTAAATTAGTAGAATGGGAAGAAGCCTTAGGATTACCATCCCCATCTACCCCAGAGAAAAAGTTACACACCCCCCTGAAATAAGGAATTCCAATTCCAGAAGGAAACATAGAATCAATAGAAGATGCTACTAATTGAGCAGGTTTATCCATCGTTGAACTAGTGCTACAATTAATTACCAAATACTTCTCAGAATCAGGAACTACTAAATCTGCATCTAAGAAATTATAAATAGATACTAAACCATCCGTAGTCACGCGGTCATTTAAAGATAATACAGTTCCACTAGTTCCACTAACATAAGGATCAGAAGAAATTATTGCCCCCACCCCTACAGTGGGAACCATTAATTCGTTCACAGTAAATGCATCTTGAGTTACTTCGCTTTGTATAAAAGTAGGACAAAGAGGTAGAACTACCCCAGACATTTCACCAGGATGAAACATAAGGGCTTCTTGTTTAGATTTCTCAATAGCTATTTTAGAGCCATCTAAATTTTCTAAATTATTAATTGGAATGTTACCAGGTGCAGGGCTCCCAAACGGAGCCAATAAAACATGTACCTGAATTTGTTTTTTTCTTCTAATTATTTTAGACTCATGTGTAGCAATATTAGCATACAATAATTCTCTCTGATTTGATAGGACAGCACTATCTTCAGTATACCCACTTAGTTGAAGATCCGTAATATAAGAAGATAAATCATAAATATGCCTATTACGCTGATCAATAAGAACTTGTAAAAAGTGATCTTCATCGTAATAAGGTTGCATCATTGGGCTTTCATCTACTTCAGTTATATCAAAAGCAGTATTAGCCCATTGGTTAAAAGTATTCCAAGATACAATCTCACCCTTTCCTCCTAAATTAGGGTTATACTCATGCATCCATTTAACCATATTAGAAGGTACCCCTGCACCAGGTATGGGTTTCCCCTCCGCATCATAATATAAAGCACTTACAATGTTCGTAATACATCCTGTATACTCTAGTCCCCCTCCATAAGAATCATAATAAATTCCTGTTTTAGAAAATAAAAATTTTCCCTTGGTGGATAAAGGAGGAGCCATACCGCTGGCAGAGTGTAGTACGGATTTCACAGGAGCAATAACAGGTACAATAGGATTCCCTTCAGAATCTGTCTCTGCTTCTAGTAAATTAAATGAAGTAAGTCCTGATAATGCCTCTCCTAAAGTTTGGTTAAACCAAGGACTGTTGGGGTCAGTATTTACCATGTTGTCCCAAAAAACAGGCTCAGGATTATTCTCAGGATCCTTTTGTCTAGCTTGAATAACACTTCTAATATTATTCTGTTGATCATTAGCCTTATTAATAAAACCTACAGCATTTTCTAAAAGATCTTTATTCTGATCAAATACTAAACTAGCAGCTTCAGCAGGGGGAGGAGCAGTAAAGGGTTCTCCACCTTCACTGAAGCCTACCATCTTATTTGCAAGTGCAGAAGGCCCCTTTTGGAGGGCATTAAAGGATTTCATTTTATCTATACAATTTTTAATATCCTCAATTTGTCCTGCAATTTTTTCCCCAAAAATCCACGCTTGGGCTCCAAACCCTAAAACAGTTCCCAACCCAAATAAATTATTAATATCATCTAATACACTTTTTTCAACTCCCAATCTTGAAGAAGCTGATACAAAAACAAATCTTCCTGTCGTTGTATCGTATTCTACAATTCCCGTATCCAAGAAAAT